TTATACTATTGATTCCAGCAGCTCTACCTACCATGTGAACTTTTTGACCAGAAGGTCCTACTCCACTAGGAACTGTCATCAATACATTTGCTGTTGATGTAATACCAGCGATTGTAAGGTTTAGTGTCTCACCAATCTTGTTACCAACAGTAAATATTGAGGTTTTATCTGAAGGAACTGTATCCTTGTTCTTATATCCTCTGATGTATAACTTATTACTTGCTGCTCCGACTGTGTCTTCTACATCTATCTTCAACCAGTTGAAGTTTACTACGTTAGCATAGTTCTTTTGTGCTGGTAGTATCCTAACAACATATCCCTTATCGTCTTTATTGAACGCATCAAACTTGAATCCATCAGCACCTAGTGCCTTCTCACCGAAGTTAGAGTTTGAGTTGGTAATTGATGCGTCACCACCTGACTCACAGATAAAGTGTTTACCACAACCTACAGCAAATGTAGATACTAACTGCAATACAGCATCATTAGATGCCTTGATATGAAAACTCTCATGAGTTGGTTTGTGTATTGCAAACGAGTCAGTGTGAAGTGTGGTTGAGCTTCCTAATGTTGTTTGGTCTTTATACGTTCCAGATACTGAGTCATACTTTACAAATGCATTATCATCCTTGTTTAGTGACACACCAGTGAACTGGGCAGCAACCATTGACTTGAATCCAGATGCTTTTGCACCGTCAGCATGAAGTCCATTCATACCAAACACTGATCTTACAGAACAGTTGAAGATATATGGAGATGATGAACCTACTGAATCACTCTCGATTGCAACTGTTGGAGCTAACCCTGATAGGTTTGGTGTTGCTGTAGATGCTGGTGCAGTTGTTACACTATAAGTAAACAACGTATCACTCAGTATCTGAGTAACAATATGAACACCATCATACTCTAAACCGTTGACATTACCTGAACCGGCTACGCCTCTTATTATAACTGGAGTACCTACGTTATAATCATGTGGTTCAGAAGTTACAACTGATACAACTGTAGTAGCAGTGGATGATGATGGGTTTACACCTGAATATATGTCCTCAATCTCGATTGCACCTACCTGAGATAATTCTCCAACAATTCTTGATTCGTCTGTTACCTTCTCAAAGTCTGTGTTGCTAGGATATGATGGGATAGCACGACCAGAACTGTTACCAAATGCCAGTGTCAACTTAGCATAGTACATGTCTAGGTCAGTTAGACCCTTACCAGTTATCTCATTCTTACCATCAGCAAACTCAAATGCAGTTAGTTTATGATGTGAATAGTTTGGTTGATATACTGATGTTGTATAATCTTTGAATATTCTATCTGCTGGATCTCCATCAAATATTGTGACTTCTCTGAAGTAACAACCACCAGTAACTCTGAAGATCGCACTGTTTGCTATGTTAGTATTAGCTGGGTCTGGTACAAACTTAGGTCTTACCTTAGTTTTTCTGAGATCCATACCAACGATGGATGTACCACGTGGCATGATGACACCACCATGTGCAGAGTTGAATTGAAATAGAACGTTTTGATCGCTCTGTACATCAAACTCTGTACCTATAGAGAACTCATTTATTGCTTGACCAGAACCATTGACATCAGTAACTGCTCCAGCAGTGTTGATCTGATAACCTGGTCTATTATCAATATAATGAATACCTGGTGCTACTACAATAGTAGTCTTATCAAACTTATCGTTATCTTTACCTAACTGATATGAAAATCTAGCAGACTCAAGTAATGCCCTCTGGATAGTTTTAAAGGGTCTAGTTCTAGAATTACCTGTGTTGCTTATATCATCAGTCGCATCTAATTCTTCAGGATTAACGTATAGAACATTACCCTGTATATTTTTTAGAAAATTTTCAAGTCTACTTAACGGCATTACCTATAAATCCTGACACCAATTCCTTCAACCTATTTAGCAGCCATCGTCGTTGAACTTTGTGTGTATCAGTACAATATAGTCCTCATCCTCTACATCTTCAGTTTCCTCTTCCAAAAGACGTTGATCATAGATCCTTTTGTTTTTGTCCATTACCTTATGGGAAGTCGTTGTAAAATAGGTGAAATATCAGACTCTACTTTTTGCACTATCTTCTCTAGTATGTCAACATCGATGTTCATGAATGGTGGTATAATACCCAACACTCTTAGTAGACCGTCAACAAAAAGTGCGAGTGTAGTGAAACCAAGTATCATACTAATGACAGTGGCATCCCTATTATGCTTACGCATTGACTCCTCATCAATCCTCCTCGCTTCCTCTACTGCATCAGAAATCAGTTTGTTGACCTCTTTCTTTGTGTAGTATTGGTTTATATCTAGTTTTACTAGATCTGATGTTGGAATTTGACTAACTAATTTTTGTATCATGTCTACATTGATTTACGATATGTATAACAATTCTATCTCATCATCAATTGCAGCTGCTTTCTTTGACATCGTATGAACTGAACAAAATTGATCAGCATCATCACAGTCAATTGTTTGCACCTGACCATCACATCCATGGATCTTAAAAGATGCCTTAGTGATGTTTACTTCGATTTTACTGACGTATTCTTCAATGTTCATGGGAGATTTGTAGTTCTCCCTAATATAACGCAGAAGACAACTTATGTCAATTATTCGTTTCCGCCTTCTATAGTCTCACCGTCTTTAACGTTTCCCATAGCGTTGTACTGACCATTGATGCTCGCACCTAGGTTATTTTTAATTTGAACCTGTCTACCATCATAGAGAATTGCCTCAATGTATAGTTCTTGCCAAACACCATAAGGTGTTACTTGCACAACTATTGAATCTGGTTTTACTTTGTTAGCCCAAGCATCAGGAAGGTTTATAAGTCCATCGGGTGGAATCTTACCTTTACATCTAATTTTTGCCTTACTTGGTGAATACTCTTCTGCTGCCATTTTGCTAGAAATTATTACTACAGTATTTATATATCCTACCTTGAATAGTTAGGATCGTCATACTTAGGGTCTGGATAATCCTCCCAAGTTTCTCCCTCATATTCTACCACAAGTGGATTGACGTCCTTCCTCTCACCGTATACATGATAGAAACAATCAGTGACACCTTCTAGTGTTATCTTACTATCATCCCATTCCTTTACTATAATATCTTGTGCTGATCCAACTGGTTGTGTTTGAATCGTGATAGTATCAATTACCACGAGATCTTTCCAGTAATCTGGTAGAGCAATCTCATTATCCTGTGTTCTACCTCTGAAATATACACCAACCTCAGGTCCTTCAATACAAGCATATCTGAGTCTGTGACCCTCACCTTTGCTAGGATGAACCATGTCAAACGGTTTAGGTAGACTGTCAGCAACAGCATGTCTTGCCTCTAATCTTCCTGTTGATAAGCAGTCAACAGTCCCTGTAACAAATACATTACCGTCAATATAAACATGATCAGGTCCTTGTTCACCATTGATTCTTACATCTCCATCTATATGTGCTGCCCTACCTTTTACACCAGGCGAAAATCCTCCTAAATCCGTTCCTACATTGAGAACTCCTTTAGCAAAACCACCGGCATGCTTACCTATAAACGCAGGTCCTGAAGCAGCAAGTGTACCTACAAATGGTTTGTCACCATCTAAAGTCTTCACTGATTGATCAACATGTGGTTCAGGTCCTATTACGATTTTACCTGAGAAAATATCTGGTATATTCATTTTTGTATTTTACTAATGAATTCTTTGAGTGATGGTGGTATGATCTTGGAGTTAGATTCATGTACATGAACAAACCCTCCTTGTATTACATGTGCAGCATCTGATCTTGATATAAGATTTTGTGTTGCAATAACCTGAACGTTGCTACCATTCAATTTAGCAGTCTTCTTCGCTTCTGCAAAGAAATCCTGATTTGCAGTTAGTTTTATGTTACCATCTACAGCGTCATTTGCTGTCATAACTATCTTCTTAGCGTTTACATTGAACTCACCACCACATTCAATATTGAAGTCTCCGTCTACTTTTATATTCAGAGGTCCTGAACCTGACTGTATTATATTGGAACCAGCATTATCTGTCTCAATACCTCTTTTAGATCTTAGTTCCCAACCACCATCTCTGAATAAGCGTAAGGTTGCATCTGATCCTGCTTTAAGTTGACAATCTGCTTTTCTCAATACATCTTTATCTTCCCTACCGATCCTTAGAGAACCATCATGGGGATGAGCTAAAATTATAGGTGGTATTTTATTCTTTGACATTATGCACCTCTAGGACAATCTACTACAGTAAGGATGCTTGAACTTGGTAAACTTGGTGTTTCGTACTCTTTTACTGGTAAGAATTTAGTTCTAGGTCTTAGAACTGCACCATAACCAGTAGAAGTCTTCACAGAAAGAGGAGATAAAGTGTCTCCCATTGGACAAGATCCCTTTAGTCCCACTATTCTACCATTAATTATCTCTGGTGTCATCACACAACCATCTGATGTTGATACTGTGTCACCTGTTTGATATCCTGTACCTGTACTGATGATATCTGCACCATCAATAACACCAACCACCTCTTCTCCTCCACTACCAGATCCAAGATAACCATCACCTGTCTCTATCATAATGACCTCTATAACTTTTTCGTCCTCTATAACTGCTATACCAGTGGCACCCCTACCATTGTCACAATTATCTACAAACGATACGTATGGAACCTCACTATATCCAAATCCTAGATCTCTCATATCTACACCTACAACTTGTCCTATTTCATTAACAACTGCCTGACCAAATGCACCTATACCACCTCCACCAAAGAACTCTACGCTAGGTGGTTGACATGTCTCAGGGTCATATGGATTACAAGGGCCTGCTAACTTCTCCATTTCACTCATAGGTCCTGGATCTCCCGTCATACCAGGAAAAATATTTCCCATCATACCATCAATACCTTCATCTGTCTTTTTGATAAGGTTTGTCATTCCAATCATCTTAGCAAAATCCATATTTTTCTTCTCTTTCTGTCCTTTGTTCAACTCAACATCTAAGTCCAACTTACACTCAGATCCTTCACAAGCAAGAAGGTTCATAAGACCTTGAATAGCACCTAATGCTTTACCCAACATACCTCCAAAATCAGGTAGAGCAATACTTGGTATAAGACCTTTGATACCAGCCATCAATGGAGCGATTGCTTTCTGTATATCATTTGTTATCTTACCTAAGATACCTGATAGGAAAGATTCAATAGCACATAAAGGGAAGTTCAATAACTTACCAATCAAACCCTTTATTGCTTTAGTAAGGAGATTTTTTAATCCCTTCATTATATTTTGTAGTAGACAATAGATACCGTCTTTTGCTTTTTCTATACCTATTTGCTTTGCTAAGAAGTTAGGATCAAGAAAATCCATAGAGGAACCTATTGCTTCGTCAATGTTATTGAATAACTTAGTTCTAGTATTTGCTATGACATTAGATAGACTTCCTGCCATTTTAGTAGCAGCGAAGGAAACTAACTTATCTACATTTACAACCGTATTTAATACTGGATCTATGTACCCCGCTTTAGTCTTTTCTAATTTTTGTAAAACTCCCATCAAATCACCAAGTGCTCCACCCATATCTTTCATTGCTTTGGATGGCGTACTACACTCTGCTGCTTTGGTTAATTTTACTACTTTATTGTTCTCTATCTTAGCGATGGTGTCAACATACTTACCATTCTTATCTAAAATCTGATCATTATTGTTATGAATTGTACCACCATTGAATGTCTGATCACTTCCACTAACCTTTGTAGTTGTTCCATAACCATCTGATACGAAGGGATCAACGGTGATTGGGCGGAATGCTGATGTACCAGCAATTTTTACATCATCCCATAAAATGCGTTCTGCAAGATTCTTATGCTGTGCTAAAGAACCAAATATAACTGGTTGCTGTGCCTCTATACCATCAAGGAAGAATCCAATAACTGTTTCTCCACCTTGAATGAAATTACTAAATCCAAAGTGATTGACTCCAGATCCCATTGTGGGTGGTAACAAGAAGTGTGACCACGGTAATTCATCATCCGGTATATCATTAGTTGCTGGATGCTTCCCTATTATTCTTACCTTTGCTCTATATCCGTACTCGTTTGTTTCTTTATTTTTCTCATCTCTCCATGCAGAGTCTACGACTACTTGTCCAATGAACCAGTAG